GGACTAAAGAACAGATACTAGAATATCAGAAGTGTATGGAAGACCCCATATACTTTATTAAGAACTATATTCGTATTGTTTCTTTGGATGAAGGACTTGTTCCTTTTGAACTTTATGACTTCCAAGAAGATATTGTAAACACGATTCACGACAATCGTTTTACTATCTGTAAACTTCCTCGACAGTCTGGTAAGTCAACAACCCTCGTATCTTACGTCTTACACTATATTCTATTCAATCCGAATATGAATGTTGCAATCCTTGCTAACAAGGCTGCGACTGCAAGAGATATTCTAGGAAGACTTCAACTCGCATACGAAAACCTACCCAAGTGGTTACAACAAGGGGTGGTGTCATGGAACAAAGGTTCTGTGGACTTAGAAAACGGTTCTCGTGTGGTTGCATCATCCACATCATCATCTGCTGTTCGTGGTGGTTCATACAATATGTTGTTCCTAGACGAATTTGCATTCGTTCCACAGAATGTTGCAGAGGACTTCTTCAGTTCTGTATATCCTACAATCTCATCTGGTAAGTCTACCAAAGTTGTTATCGTATCAACTCCAAATGGTATGAATTTGTTCTATAAGTTGTGGATAGATGCAGAGAATAAACGAAACTCCTATAATATCATAGATGTTCACTGGAGTCAAGTTCCAGGCCGTGATGAGAAGTGGAAGAAAGAAACTATCAACAACACTTCTGAAGAACAGTTCAGACGAGAGTTTGAGTGTGAGTTCTTGGGTTCTGCAAATACTCTTATTTCTCCACACAAGATTAAGTCTATGGCATTTAAGAATCCTATTCAGTCTAATGCTGGATTGGACATCTACGAAAGACCACAAGAAGGACATCTCTACACAATCGTATGTGATGTCGCAAGGGGAACAGAGAATGACTTCTCTGCATTTATTGTATTTGATGTGACAACAGTTCCTTACAATATTGTTGGTAAATATCGTAATAACGAAATCAAACCACTTCTATATCCTAACATAATCAACGATGTTGCAAGGGCCTATAACATGGCATATGTAATGGTAGAGGTAAACGACATTGGTGAACAGGTTGCATCTGCACTACAGTTTGACTTAGAATATGAGAACCTTATCATGGCGTCCATGCGTGGGCGTGCGGGTCAAGTCGTAGGGGGTGGTTTCTCTGGTGGTAAGGCACAATTGGGTGTAAGAACAACAAAGGCAGTGAAAGCACTAGGATGTTCTAACATCAAACAGATTATCGAAACTGATAAACTTATTATTAACGACTATGACTTAATCAATGAATGGTCTACATTCAGTCTAAGAGGACAATCCTATCAGGCAGAAGATGGACACTCAGATGACCTTGCAATGTGTTGTGTGTTGTTTGGTTGGTTGGTTCAACAGACATATTTCAAAGAATTGACAGACGATGACATTCGTGCAAGAATGTTTATGGAACAACAACACCAATTAGAACAAGACATGGCCCCGTTTGGGTTTATGGATGATGGGTTGCAAGACCCATATGGAGAAACTGTTGTGGATGAATATGGAACTCGTTGGAGTCCAGTGGTTCGTTCATATGATACGGAATGGTAGAAATCTTCAAAACCCTACATAATATCAATAATATCGTTCTCTAACTTTAAGAAACAATTCGCACACACGACTTTGGATTGATTGATTAAACCTATGACTTCTGTTCTAGATTCCTCATTCAATCCTTTTCTTTTTGTTAGAGTTCTTATTTTCCTCTCATGAGGATAAAATTGGAGACAGGCAGTTTCAGATTCTTCACAGTGACAACAGACTTTATCCCCAAGATACTCATTAACCCATATCTTGCGTTTTCTGTAGTTTCTTTGTGATACTTTCTTTATGGTATCTTTGTATTTCTGATAATGCTCCGACATATAATTATTTATGTGCTGCCAAACCTATAAAAACTAGTCTGGAAAGATGCGTTTTTATAAATATAATTGAAATTTGAGGATAACCTTAGATTATTAAATCCATAAAGGAGAAACAGAGATGGCATTTCAACTATCCCCTGGCGTGCTCGTCAAAGAGATTGATCTGACCAATATTGTTCCTGCTGTTGCAACCTCAATTGGTGCGATCGCTGCTGGATTCCCACAGGGGCCAGTAGAAGAGATCATCCCAATCGGTTCAGAACAGGAATTGGTTAATTTCTTTGGTAAACCCGACTCAAATAACTTTGAGACATGGTTTACTGCCGCCAACTTCTTGCAATACGGAAACGCTCTTCGTGTAGTGCGTGCTGACACAGCCGCAGTCAATGCTACCGCAGACGGTTCTGGATTGAAAATCAAGAATGATGACGATTATGATAACAACTACGCCGCTGGACAAGGTTCTGTAGGTTCTTGGGCTGCAAAGTTCCCAGGCACATATGGTAACTCACTCGGTGTATCTGTTTGTGCAAGTGCAGACGGTTATGAACAAACTGCTGCCGCAACTGTAGACGGTGCCCACAGTGCTGGTGCAACTACTCTTTCAGTCACAGACGGAACAGACTTTAATGTCAATGACATTATTTACCTACAAGAAACTGACGGACAACAGTATGAAGTTACTGCAATTGCAGTTAATGACCTTACTATTCGTCAACTTGACAACCCTAACGGTGGTGGACTAAAATCTGCAATGTCTGGTGGCGAAGCAATTCGCAGACGCTGGAGATTCTACGACTTGTTTGATGCTGCTCCTGGCACATCAACATGGGCTGCAGACAGAAACCTTACTGGTGACGAAATCCATGTCGTAGTATACGACAGAGATGGTGGAATCACTGGTTATGATGCTGATCTTGCTGGACAGAGAACTACTGCTGTTCTTGAAACATTCCCATTTGCATCACAGGCAAACACTGCAAAGACACCACAAGGTGGTTCGGCATTCTATGCGAATGTTGTTAATGTCGGTTCAATGTATGTTCGTTGGATGGATCACCCAACATCACTAACAGACGCTGGAACACAACTTGCATCTGGTGGAACATATACTGTTGCTGCAAATGAGGCAGGCGTTATCACTGATGTTCTTGCTGGTGGAACAGACGACACCCCAACAATCGGTGAACTTGATATTGCATATCAGTTGTTCGCAGATACAGACACAGTTGATGTGAACCTAGTTATGGCGGGAACTTGTCCTGCTTCAACAGACGGTATTACACACGCAACTATGATTGTTGACCTATGTGAGGCCCGTAAGGACTGTGTAGGTTTCATCTCTCCTCGTAGAGAAGATGTTGTTGGTGTAACTACTGGTGCTGCACAGACAACCAATGTTGTTGGTTTCTTCAATAACCTTGCAAGTTCGTCTTATGTAGTATTTGACTCTGGTTACAAGTATATGTATGACAAGTATAACGATGTATATCGTTATGTCCCATTGAATGGTGACATTGCTGGACTTGCTGCAAATACTGACAATGTGGCGGAGCCTTGGTTCTCCCCTGCTGGTTACAACAGAGGACAGATTCGTGGTGCAGTTAAACTTGCGTTTAACCCAACTAAGGCACAGAGAGATATTCTCTATCCTGCTAGAGTCAACCCTGTAATGACACAGCCTGGACAAGGAACTGTATTGTTCGGTGACAAGACTGCATTGGCAAGACCTTCTGCATTCGATAGAATCAATGTTCGTAGATTGTTCATTGTTCTTGAAAAGGCAATTGCGACTGCTGCCAAGTATCAACTCTTTGAGTTTAACGATGAGTTCACTCGTGCTATGTTCAGAAACATGGTTGAACCATTCTTGAGAGATGTTCAAGGACGCAGAGGTATTACAGACTTCTCTGTTGTTGCAGATGAGACTAATAATACTGGTGAAGTAATTGATAGAAATGAGTTTGTTGCAGACATCTACATCAAACCTGCTCGTTCAATTAACTTTATTACACTTAACTTCATTGCTGTTAGAACTGGTGTTTCTTTCAGTGAGATTGGCGGGTAAGGAGATAAAAAATGGCTAATATTGACCAATTCAAAGCAATCCTATCCGGCGGTGGTGCTCGTGCTAACCAGTTCAGAATCACACTTGGTTCTCCTGGCGCAATCAACACTGGACTAGATTCCTTCAGAGGTTCTTTCCTAGTTAAGACTGCAAGTATGCCTGGCCAGACTATTACTGACATTCCAGTGAACTATAGAGGTCGTATCCTCTACATCGCTGGTGACAGAACATTCGAGACATGGACTACAACCATCCTTAACGACACGGATTTCGGTTTGAGAAATGCGATGGAAAGATGGATGAGTGGTATCAACGATCTGGAAACAAGTCGTGGACAAACAAATATCAGTGGTTATGTTGCTGATATGGTTATCGAACAGTTGGATAGAGATAACAATGTTCTAAAGTCATACATTCTAAAAGATTGTTGGCCAACTTCTGTTGGTTCAATCGAATTGAACTATGACACAGTAAGTGATATTGAAACCTTTGATGTGACATGGAGATACACATCATTTAGTGCGAGTTCTGTATAATCCAGTTTTTTAATCCGACTAAATAGTTGGGTAAAAACTAGGAGACTTATAGTATGGCTGAACTTTTTGGTTTCAGAATCACAAGGGCGAAACAGAGTGGGAGTAGTGATGGATTCACTGCTCCCTCTACTGACGACGGCACTCTTGACATTGTATCAGGCGGTGGACTTTATGCGTCTATCCTTGATATGGATGGTCGAGACAGAAATGAACTTGACTTAATTCGTAGATATAGAGATATTGCACAACAACCAGAGTGTGATAGTGCAGT